AATATTATTTAATAAAGTATGTTTATATAATAATGAAAATAATCAAACAATTATATATGGACATTACAAAGAAAATAGATTTAAAAATTTTGAATTATTATTAGAAAATAATAATGAAGTTGATATAATTTTTTGTTAAGAAAGAAATAATTTTTACATTAAAATAATAAGAAAAGTTAATATTATAAATTCTATTATATTTATTTTTGAAGATAATAAAAAAATAGAGTATTTAAATACAAAATTATATTTTCCTTTTGAAAAATGTAATATAAAATTAGATAAAAATAAATCTTCTATAATTTCTACAATGTGCAAAGATTATTCTTCTAGATTAGATGAATGGATAATATATAATTTAAAATTAGGATTTAGTGGAATAATTATTTTTAATAATGATTTGGATAATTCAATTGAAACAGAAAAAATGAAAAATATATGTAAAAAATATAAAAATAAAGTTTTTTTAGTAAGTTTTCCTTATTCACTATTTGAATGTATAGATTGGAATAATATCCAAAAAATTTCATTACATATTGGAGTAAATTAATTTAGAAATAAATATAGAAATATATCTCTAATTGATTCAGATGAATTTATATATATATCAAAAACACCATCTATTGGAATTGAAAATTTCTTAAAAAAATATAGCACAATAAATATAGGAAGTAATATTTTAACAAATAAAAAAAATAATGATATTATAAATAATAATATTTTACAAATTGCTAAATATATTGGAGAAGATAAATATACTAAAATAATATTAGATACGCAAAAAGTAAATTAAAATGAAATTATTATATCTCCGCATAATCATTCCAGTGAAAAAAATACAAGAAAAGAAGAAATAATTCATTATCATTGTTGGATAAATTAACGATATAAATATAATAATTCAATGAAAAAACAGATTATTTATATAATTTTCTTATAAAATAGTCATATTAGAATATTCTTTTACTACAATGTTCTACTAATAAGCTATAATAGTCATCATTTCCAATTTCTCCCTCTTTTTCACAAATAACTTTCTTTTACACCTTTGCACAAATAGGAAGGAAATCAATATTTATTATCAATTAAATATCTATTTACTCCTCTTGTTTTCCTTGTTTAATAAATTAAGAAATATAGATATTATAAAAGAATATAAATTAGAAAAATTTAAAATAGAAAATAAAAAAAATTATTTTTTTATTATATAATATATATAAGAATGAAAAATAGAAAAGTATTTTTAATACTTGTAATTGTAATTTTATTAATTATATTATTTTATATTATATTTAATAAAAATAAAGTTGAATATTTTGCTGCTTCCAACTGCGCATTAAATAATAAAACTATAAAAAATGTGCCCTTTAAACTTTTAAATTTTAACTTAATCTATGGTAATAAAAATGGATTTGATAGAAATATTACTCCTGATGTAAATGATGCTATAAAAAACTTAAAAAATAAAACTTTTAATAATATTGAAGATTTTATATCTCAATTAAATAATGAATTTGATAAAAAGAAAACTATTACAGCAGAATGTCACCCAAATAATAGAGATTATAGTAATAGTCAATGTCAGAAGGACTCTACTAATTATGAAAATACAACTTATATTTCTAAATTCGACCCATTAGAAATTTCTTGTAAGAAATCAGATGACTATGAAATAAAAGGAGCTACTAGTATAAGTAAATGTACATGTGAAAGTGATCGTTTTAAAGCAGGTGATAAATTAACTGCTAATATTTATGATGAAAGAAGTACTTATAAAAAGAATGCATATTTACATATTAAAATATTGTCTTCTATTCCACCGCCACTAACTCCTCCTAAAAAAGCCTGAGAAGCTTGTATGGATCTTGCTTGTAATGATCCAAACTTAAATTGTATTTATAGTCCAGAAAATACTATTAGGAGAAATAAATTATTATTGTGTAAAAAAAAGGTTTTTCATGTGGTAACAATTATGAATGTGATAATAATTTAATGTGTGATGTAAATAATAAAACATGTGTAGATAGACAAAAATTAGGATTAGATAGTAAATGTTGGAAAAAAGATTTTACAAATAATAAAAAATTTCAAGAAAATTGTTATTCTTCTGATAAAAGTTTAGTTTGTAAAGATTTTAATACTTTATTTACGGATAATCCAGTAGGATCATTTGGAACATGTAAATTAGGAGCTTGTCAGCCTTCTAATAATGCACAAAATTTTGCAAGTAATGCAGTAGATAGAAATAAATGTAGATAAAAATCTTAAAACATAGTCATATTCGAAAATTCTTTTAAATATCTTTTACTGCAACTTTCTACTAATAATCCATTAGCATAAATTCCATAATTTCCATAATAGTTATTATTTTCTAAAGCTAAATGATAAATCATATAATCTCCTGGTTTTTCATAAACACTTGCTTTTAAATCTGCACATATAGGAAGACGATATTTATTATCAGTTACATATAAATCTCCATTAACTTCTCTTGTTTTTCTCCTTTGATAATCATCTTTAAATCCATCTACTAAAATAGAATGACCACCAGTAATTACTAAATCTTCAAATAATCCCTGATAATTTTTAGGAATACATTTATAAAGTTGATTTTTATTTCTATCATTACTTCCAAGATGAGTTAATTTTCTTTTACCAATCATATCAATAGGTAAGTATTCATGATTTATTGTTTTTACAAGATCGCCTTTTCTTAGATCTTGTATAGGAATATATCCTTTCGATGTAAGTATTTTACTGTCATGTTTGAAACAAGGAACAGTAGGAGGAGGAGGAGATGGTGATTGTATAGTAGATATTTGATTACTATTTCCATTACCATTTGAAACGTAAAAATTATTAGTAGAATCAAATGCAATACCACCACCGAATTGTTGTCCAGTTACTGTTCCTCCAATTGCATAATTATTATTAACAAGGGCTCCATTAATATCAAACGTATATACTATATCATTAACACCAGTTAAATAAAATAAATTATTATAAAATACTATTGTTGAGAAAGTTTCCGAATAAACAGTGCCATCAATAAAATTATTTTGTACTAAAGTTCCAGAACTATCATACATTGCAACATAACTATTTGTTATATCAGTAATATAAATATTGCCATTTGTGTCAATTGCTATACCAACTGCTGAAATACCACTTAGTGTAATAAAAGGAGAATTAACAGAAGGTGTTCCTGGAGCAAACATATATATGTTTGTACCTTGATTTGGATCTGTAAAATCATATAAAGAAGAAACAACATAAAAATTATTATTATAATATGTGAATCCACGAGAATATAAAGTTTGACTACTATCTATACTTGTATCTGTTGATATATTTCCACTGCTTATTTCAATTTTATCAAAATTATTATTATTTGTAGTTACGTATAAATAATTATTTAAATAATATAATGCTAAAACATTTTCATTAAATGCAAAACTAAATGATGCAAAAATAGTTGCTGTTTGTCCATCTGGAGTAATTTGTATTACATTTGGAGAACCACCACTACCAAAATTTCCAGCATATAAATATCCATTATTATCAAATGATAGAGATGAAACATCTGTTAAAAGATTGTCTACACAAAAAGTTGTTTCTGCCATTATATATATATATAAATATAAATATAAATATATTTTTAAATTAATATATTTATATTTAATATAATAATGGATAAAATTGTAATATTATATGAACCAGTTCCAGTATACCATAGCTATTCTCATATATCTACACATAATAAAAAACACTTACATAATATATTGCATATAGTTTTAATGTTTTTGGTATTATTTATATTATTTTATATTATTTTTTATTGTTTATAATTTATTTTTTGTGTAAAATATAAAAGAAAATATTTATATATTTTTCTTTTTTTTATTTTTCTTTTGTTTTTTTATTACATTTACTTCTTCAGCAATAAAAGTTTCTTTTACTTCTTCCGTAATAATAGTTTCTTTTACTTCTTCAGCAATAACAGTTTCTTTTACTTCTTCAGTAATAACAGTTTCTTTTACTTCTTGATTAAAAACAAGATTTTTTTCCTTAATACTCTTACACATTTCAATTGCATCTTCAAGAACATCGTCATCAAATCCATTTTTCTTAAGTAAATCAAGTGCAATATATTGTCTAGAAACACCTTCTTTCAATACATAATTAAATAATATTTCATTGTTTGTATCATAAGTAATTTCAAATTTATAATTTTTAATTCTTCCATTTGTATTTTTCTCTAATACTTCTAAATCAGTATAATGAGTTGTTGTAATAGAAAGTGTATTATTAAATGTAGATATCTTTTTCAAAATAGAATATGCACCTGAAAAGCCTTCCACATAATTTGTAGAAGAGAATATTTCATCTAATACAATAAAAGAAAAATCATTTGTATCTAAACCCTTAATTTTTTCAATATATTCTTTACTTCTAAACATTTCTGCTTCAAATAATGATGAGCTTCCTTTACTGTCCGGAATATGTAAATAAGTTTCAATCATTTTGAAAGGAGTAATATGAAATTCACTTGCACTACATAATCCAATAGTTTGAGATAAAATAATATTTAAGATAACAGATTTAATAAAAGTAGATTTTCCGGCAGCATTAGGCCCAGTAATTAAAATATTATTTTTAATATCAACTGTATTTTTTACAATATTATCAACAACATCTTTGTTTAAATAAGGATGCCATATATTTTTAATAATCATTTGTGGAATTCTCTTTCTAGAATATTTTGTCATACAAAATGGATTTTCAGGATTACTATTAGATAAAATATTCTCAATAGATAAAATAGCATCTATAGTACCTGAATAATGAAAAACATGTATCATTTTATCCTTATTTTCTTTAAATTTTTTAAAAGTATATAATATTTTTCCTTTGTTTGAAAATAAAGATGGATCTTTATTAAAAACGGGAAATTTAAAATAAGCATCATATATTGATAAATCGTCTTGAATATTATAATAATTAATAAAAGGGCTTAAATCTTCTAAACCATTAGAAGAACATATAGCTTTAATTTTATCAATATGTTGAATATATTTTGTAATTTTATTTAATTTTTCGTGAATAATATTAATAATCTTATGAGTATTTGCAGAACTTTGATAAGAATAATATATATTTTGTAAATACATAAATACATAAATACCTTTAGTAAAAATAGAAGCTAACATAGCTTTAGTTGGACTTTGAAAAACAAGTTTCATAGAATCTGTTCCAATTAAAGTTTTCATATATTGAGAAAATAAAGTTCCAATTGGTATTTTAATAGGTGAATTTCTTTGTAAATAAAATAAAACAATTAAAGGAACAAGAAATGATAAAATAGGAGTTAAAATAGTTAATAAAGGAGAAACTATAATTTTATAAATATTAGTTACTAAAAGAGCTTTTTCATTATTATTTAATGTTTCATTCATATTAAAAAAAGGTATTATATCATAATTAAAATAAATAAGATCATTCATTAAATCAATATGTCTTAAATTAGAATCATTCCAAAACCATATTAAATCATTTTCTATTATTTTAATATCTTCAAGTATTGGTTGAATAACTCCCTTAATATTTTTTATTTTAAGAACTATTTCTTGACGCTTTTCTAATAAATCAATATCATATACTGGTCTTAAAAATAGTTTTTTTAATAAAAGACTACCCATTTTAGTTCGACAACAATTTAGTTTATTAAATAATCCTTTATCAGTATTTAAATAATGATCATGTAGAAATTCAACATCATTAAAAACATAATCATTTACAGAAACTAAATTTTCATTTTTAAAAAATTTTTTTTTTTCAATTAAATTTTCATAAGTATCAATAATTAGTTGATCATCAATTTTTTTATTAATTAGATACATTCTATCATTTGTATCTAATTCATGATCTTCTTTTAATTCAGGTGCTGTATTATTTGTATTAGAATTAGACATATAACTGGAAATAAAATTCATATCCATTATTATTTTATAAATAATATCTTTATTATATTAATAATACGCAATATTTAGGAAAAAAATAATATATATATTTATAGGAATGTCTATATTTAATATTTATTTAAATGTTGAAGATGATTATTTACAATTAATAAAAGATTCATATAAAGTAATTGTTATATTATTTGTTTTTCAATTATTATCACATTATTCTGGAATGAATAAAGGAGCAATAGGATCAGCATTAACAGGAACTGTTATGAATGATGAATTTCTAGGAATAATTTTATTTGTACTTTTGGGATTAGCAGCTTATTATTTAATTTTTGAAAAAGTTTTATCATTTCATTAATAATTTAAGAATATAATCTAAAATATAATAAACAATATATTTATAATGAATCAAAAAAAAAGTTTCATTGAAGATATTCATAATAAATTAAATAAATTGTCAAAAGATTTAATAAATACACTAAATAAAGAAGATGATACTGAAATATTAAAGAATAATAGACTTAATAAATTAAATGATTTAAGCTTATTAAATGAATTAA